CGTGCAGCGTATCTGATTGCTGACACCTACGGCGTGCGCTACCGGCCGTCCTCGGAGCGCGAGGGCTTCCTCTACCACGCCAGGGAGTTCAAGGCGGCGCTGCAGGCGCACGCGCTCATGGAGGCGGGCCAGGACGCAAGCAAGGACGACGCGGCCACCGAGCCCGTCGAGCCCGCGCCGGCCGTCAAGTTCAGGGAGCCCAAGCTCGTCAAGTCCAAGCAGCCCAAGCCCGACAAGTCCGCGTCGGCCGAGACGATCACCTGGATCCACCGCGACGCGACGCTCGTCTGGTACCACGGTGATTCTCAACTGCTTAGCCAAACGGTCGCAATGGGACGCGTGCGCACCGGACTCGAGAATCGTGTCGGCACAGGGCGCCGCGCGACGCTCTACTGCCAGGAGGACGTGCGTCGCGACGGCGCTGACGACAAGTGGCTGACGATCGTCAACGCGTCCAAGCAGTCGGGCAAGCGCGCCTCGTCGATCCTGCGCTGGAGCCACACAGGCAAGGTGCGCTTCTACCGTCCTGTCAACGCGGCGATCCGCGTCCACATCGACGACGTCATGGACGCGGCACGCAGGTCGGACCAGAACCCGGCCGTGATCGCTGAGTCCGTTGGGCGCGCGCAGCGCAAGGTCATGTCGCAGGCGAAGCAGCAGCAGTCAGTGCCCACGCCGACGACCGCAACCGTGCCTGTCACAAGCCGCGCGCCAATCCACGTCCCGCGTCAGGCCTACGTCGACGTGCTCAACTGGCTGTACGCTACGGGCACGATCCGCGAGAGGCAGCACGGGGCCGCGCTGAGCCTGTACGACCTCGACGTCGAGACGGCCAAAGGCTCAACCAGCCCGGCGTGCGACGACGGCGACGTCGCGTCCGAGACGTTGCCCGTGGAAGACCTGACCTAGGGCACTGGCGCCGCCATGCTCCGTCCTACTCCCTCGAGCCTGCGCCGCACCGCCGCGTCCGCAGGCACCATCGCACCGCGCACCCGCGTGATCTACTCGACGGCGCTCGAGAGCTTCCTTGCCTATGCCGGCGAGCAGATCAACGCCGACACCCTCACGGCCTGGCACGCGGTCATGCGCAGCAAGCACCGCGCAGCCACCGCCACGCTCTACCTGCGCGGCATGCTCTGGGCCCTGAAGCAATGGGGGATCGACAACAACGTCACCTGCCATATCGTCGACGACATCAAGCCGCGTCGCCGCAGAACGCCGCGGTGCCCTGCCCACACCGCGTTGACGACTGAGCAACTGCAGCGCCTGCGTGGTAGCTGCAGCGGTGAGGACCTACTCGACAAGCGCGACCTCGCGCTGCTGCACCTGCTCGTACGTCACAGCTTCGAGCGCCAGACGATCATCGATCTGACGATCGACGACGTCGACGGGTGGACGCTGTACGCGCGTGGACGGGGCGGTGCAGCAACGGCGGTCAAGCTCCAGTCCGACACGTTCACGGCGCTGCATGACTGGATCGCCGAGGTCAAGCGTGCGCATAAGCGCGCACGCCTGCCATCGCACGCGCTGTTCTGGGCGCTGACCCGTGCCAGCCTCGACGGCGTGCGGAGCTGGCGCGCGCCGCTGACTGCCGACGGCATCTACAAGACGTTCCGTACACGCGCTATCGCGGTCGGGCTCGACCCGAAGCAAGTGACGCCGCGGTCGCTCAACCGATCACGCTCGGCGTGGGAGTAGGCATGTACTTCATGGTCGCAACGGAAGACCTGCCAGACTACGTGTGGATCATCGACAGCCAAGGCCTAAGCAGCGGCCCAGCCGCGGTGATTCTGAAAGACACGGCGGACCATGGGTGGGGCAAGGTCGTCGGCTACGCGGCGTGCATCGTGTGGGCTTCGGGCCAGCAGAAGAAGACCGTCATGCCGCTCTGGCAATGGATCGTTTCAACCGCGTCAACGTCCGTCACGCTCGAGTCCATCGTCAGGAAGATTGACCGCGAGTCGTTCGACTGGCTGTTGAAGGCCTGGCGCCGCAACGGCTTCCCGAACCAGGCGCAGTTCTATCGAGACGCGCGCGCGCGTCGGGAGGTGTAGCAATGCGCCTCGGTCTGCGCCGCGCACGTCCCGATACTGCCCTGTCTGAGGGCATCGACGCCAAGTTCCATCTCGACGGCGTGTGCGACGCCAGTCTTCTGCCGGCGGTCTTGCGTGACCTGCGTGCCGCCTTGGACAAGCCACAGCCCTGGCAGCCGCTGCAGCTAGCGCACGAAGCAGGCGGCGCGTGGTTCGCCGGTCCGCGAGCTACGCTGCGCGCAGCCGTCGCAGCGATGCGCGCCCCCTACGCGGAGGTGCAGGGGCACCTCGTGCAGCCGCCGCACGGCTGGTGGTGGCCGACGGACGGCGGGTTCGCCGTGTTCCTCGAGCAGGCCGACGCACAGACGTGGCTGGAGTGCTTGCGCAACCCGCCCAAGGACCGCATTGGCTAGGAGGAGGGTCTATCGCCGCATCAGTCAGGTCGGAGTGGTACCGCACTTCGGTCGATACGACGGTGGTTGGCGGTTTGAGGTGATACCTGAATGCGGCCACACGTACGTCGAGCACCACCGACGCGCTGTGCCAGTCGTTGGGCGGCGCGTGCGCTGCTTGACATGCGAGGGATTGCTGTTGGTTGGTATTCTCCCCCAACCGCCCGTTGAGGAGGATTGAAATGGTGAAACCGTATACGGCGAAGCAGAAGGCTCCATTGCAGTACTACGTGATAAACAACGCGGTCCTGCACCTGAGGCGCATGCTCACGCGCTTGGGCGTGGCCGTCGGCACCGACGACGAGCTGCGCGAGCAGATCGACCTGGCCGTTGGCCGTTCGCGTGCAGCCGCGAGCGGTGCCAAGGCGCGTTGCTACGACGGCAAGATGGCGTTGATCGTGGACGTCAGCGCGGGCTTGAACACGCCCACGACGATGTACGCTGTCCTCTTCCCCGACCGGCACGCTGGCGACACGTACAACACCGTCGTCAGTTTCATCGACGAGGTGGGCCGTGAGCGGTTCATCGACACGGGCTACTGGACGCCGCGCAACGACGAGGACACGATCGACGTCGACGCCGACGGCGACCCGGTCGCCATCCCCACTGCCAAGCTCGCGCACATACCTGGAGTGATCGACGCCATGGAGGCCATCCAGGATCGGCTGGCGCGGACGCTGCCCCCGCCGCCGAAGCCGGCGGCTGTGCTGCCGTCAGCGCTCGCGGTGGCGCAGGCAGCGCCGAAGGTGGTGCCGGTGGAGACGCTGCTCATCACGTACACGACGACGGAGGGCAAAGGCCCCATCGCCGAGGAGTGGGGCAAGACCGAAGGCCTCGAGCGCCTGTCCGCGTTGAAGGCAGGCGAGGACGCCAAGGTCAACCCGAACAGCGTGCGCGTCTGGCGCCAGGCGAAGACGCGGGTCAAGGTCGAGCTAGACGGCTAACGGGAGCGGGCAATGGACGTGATCGATCTCAATCTGGACCTGCGTTGCCCAACCGACCGAGAGATCGCTGCTTGCGTGCGGCAGGGCATACGTCCAAATGCCACGGACAGCGAACGCAGGCTGGCTGACGAGGTGCTGTTAACGCTCGGTAAGATCCAGCCGGCGCAGCACGGCACCTTGCGCGCGCTGCTCCAGATCGTGTTCGGATGGTGATCATCTGGGACAACGGCGACCGTGACGACGATCACGAGATCGCCTTCATCAAGACGCCGCGCGTAGCTGTCTGCTCGGTCGACGACGTCGTGTGCTTCGTGCGCGACCTGGGCAGGCGCTGGCTCAAGTCAAGGGTGGTTGCTGTGCTGGTTAACAGTGACTGGATAGACGGCGACGACCTGCTCCATCCGCTCGCGCAGTTCGTCGTCGAGAATGCGTACGTGTGGAGCGACACCACGGCAAAGCTGGAGCTGAACGCAGCGTTCCAGGCGGCGCCCGAGCCGCTGATCAAGGTCGTGCTGCGCGACATGGCGCGGCACAAGGGCGCTGATTGGCCGCTGATACAAGCAATCCGCGACACGCGCAAGGAAAGGAGATAGCTCGATGCAGATCAAAGTCATCCGGGTCTTCGTAAGGGATAACCATGAAGGCGCTCCGACTGCCGCCATCGACGGCGACGCGTCTTCAGGTTACATGAACGTCTCCTTGTCGCGGCCATGCGACGTCGCGTCGACGCTCGCGCGCTACCTGAACGAAGCGTTCAACATGCGTCACTACTCCGAGGAGAAGGCGTGCGAGGAGGTCGCGCGCGTTGCAGCGGCCTTTCTGACAAGCGCGGAAACCCATGCGGGCAGCCCATTCCAGCACGTCGGCTGCGTTACGATCGGACGCGGGCCCTACCTGCGCGTGGTCTACAGCTCCATGGGATCCTCCCTGGGCATCAGCGTACCCAGCACCTGGGAAGGGGAAATGGCAACGGTGCGCAATCTGTTGCGCGCAGACTTCGTCGGCCTGTCCTACGCCACGTACGATCATCTCCGGCAGGGCGTCGACCGCTGGATCAAGCAATACATCACCAGCGAAACAGCCCCCGTGTTCTGGCATGACGCCACGCTTGTGCCGGCTCCCATGCAGAAGATCGAGAACTACACCACGAGGGATCTCAAGGCCGTCACCGCTGCCTACATGGACCCCTTCGAGGCCAACAAGATCGCCGGGACCAGCGCAGCCACCGGGACCGACGAGAACTCGCTGACCGCAGCCGCCGACCGGGCCTTCCGGTTCCTCGCGAGCCTCGACCTTCACTACCACCCGATCCGGGACCAGAAGGAGTACCTGGAGGTCGTGCGGCAGCTCCAGGGTGCGCTCAGGCCCAACGAGCGTTAACGGCACAGCCATGAGCCCGGACGCGCAACAAACCGCACGCGTCGCGTACAACGCGATGTGGACAACGCACTGGAGCGCCTACTACATGTGCTGGTGCGCGGTCCGAGCTGATCTGAACCCGGAAGCTTGTCCCGACGCACGCACGCTGACGTCCGCGCTGGTTCTGTTGGCGGAGACGCATCACGGGTGCGGCGGGCTTACTCTCCCAGGAGAGGCTGCGGCGTACAACGACTGGCTTCGCGAGGCGACAGGCTTCTGGAGGCGTGTGTTGGACGAGCTGCGTGCTATGGACAACCGGCGCAATGCATACCTCATTGCCTGAACACGGACTGAGCCCAGTGAGTATGGCGCATGCTGCTATCAGCGTAGCGTGTAGCCTACAATGGAGCCCATACTTCTTGTGCTGGCTGGCGTATCAAGCTGACGTAAACCCAGAAGCGTGTTCTGACGTAAGCACAATGGAGCAGGTGTTTGTCTCGCTCGCGGCAGCATGTGATCGTGCGAACAACACCGCGTTCCTTGTTGAGTGCTCTAGTTGGCTCGACAGCGTGACGGGTTACTGGAGAGCCGTGTCTGAATGCATACATCACATGGAGCGCGTCTAGTGGCGCGGGTCGAGGCCGTAGATATGAGCTACCAATACGTCATCATCGCCTGTCCGCGCTGTCACCAGCGTACCTGCCGCGTCTTCCGGCATGAGTGCAACCGCTTCGTCTGCTCGGGCCCGGATTGCCCTGCCTTTGAGGCCCAGTGCGAGAACCCGCGCTGCGAGTACCCGATGCCGAAAGGATCAAACGCCTGGCCGAGCGACGTCGCGTTCTGGTCCTACGGTCGGTGGGCGAGCGAGCAGGCGCGGCGGATCTGGGACACGTCGATCAACCCGATCGAGCCGCTGCCGCCACCGTACAACGGTCGCAAATGATCCCGCCGCACCGCAAGCTCGACGACGTCTACAAGGGCCACGAGGGCATTGCTGCGCGCTGGGGCGGCCAGAAGGAGCGCTGCCTGGGCTGCGGCGACGATGGCTGGCTGGTGGTCGGTAGCCGGAAGTGCCCACGGTGCTACCACAACACCAAGGGTGTTGTGGAGCAAGCGAAGGTGGAAGGGAAGAAGCCATGACGAGGGTGCATACGGTAGAGTTTGTCGGCGTGCCGGTGGTTGACTACGAGACGGATTCAATCCAGACCGGAGCGGTGACCTCGCTCGGTATCGGGCAGCTCTGCAAAGGGGCCGGCGCGGAGTACATCGAAGACGGACTTCTGCATGCCTTGCGCTACAGCCTGCGCAACGATAGACGCCCGCACGAAAAAGCGGAAGATGCCGCCACGCGTAAGGAGTACACGGACGCGACCGGCCGGGAGTTCCCGCGCATGTACCAATTCAAGATCACCGTCGAGGCCGTGCCGTTGTCCGACGAGGCGACGAAGGCGGAATGGACCCGCTGGGCGGAGTACTTCAACCAATGAAGGCCACCATCGAGATCGAGTTCGACGCCGCGACCAAGCAACAGGCGGACGAGCGCCTAGGCGCGTTCGCGGTTGCGATCATGCGCGCGGGCGCGCGCAAGACGACGGTGATGAGCGTCGTCGACGCCGGGGCAGTGTACATCCCGCCGAGCGACTGGGAAGTGCATATCCCGCCGAGCGACTGGGCCGACGGCCATCAGGTGCTTGCCTCCCGGCGCACGCCGCGAGGGAGCCTGATGGGCATCGTCAAGACGCCCTGCTACCCAAACAGCTACTACGCGGGCGGTATCTGGGACGACGGCACGCCGCGCGACAACGCGACCTGCAACTACTACCCGACGGTGCTGAAGGCGCAGGCGGCGTTCTTGGAGTGCTGCAAATGACGGCGCGGTGGGAGCAGCGTTTCACTGTTCGTGAGGAGGAACACAGCGGCGTCGGCTTGATCATGTGCGTCGAGTCCGACGGCAGAGCTTTCGTGCTCCAGCCGATGCGCGTGGCCTATGACCAGGACCGCAATCGAGTAGAGACACTGGTTTCAACAACACACCGAGTCGAGGTCGCGTCTGGAGGCGACTACGGCCTGGTTCTTCTTGGGCGCGGCATACACCGAAGGGACATCAGTGGAACCACCGCGCACGAGGCCATGCACGCGATGTTCTGGCGGCTCGTTGTACAACGAGCTGACGGGCGCGCGTTCATGCACAAAGTGTCGCCCAGCCTTGGCGATGCTTGGAGCCGCATATACATCAGCTCGCTGCTGTCCAGCCACACGTTCTGGCGGCACGGCGGGTCGATCTTACATGCGCTCCCGGTCGAAGAAGCTGTCGCTTGCGCAGAGGCAATCAAGGCCAGTGAAGAAGTGCAGCTCGCGCTGGACACGGCGGCGAAAACCGACCTACCCGACGCTGTATACGATATACTTCACAGCCTATGCGCGAGCGTGACCCCAGAGCTGTTCGAGAAGGCCTTGCGCGAGTGAAGGTGCGCCGACTGCGCAAGCTAGTCGACGCCGACGGGCTGTTCAAGCGGAAGACGCGGTTCGTCGATCGGCGCAAGGAGGCGGACAGGACGGCGTGCCGCGGGCCGTTACCGTGAGCGCTTGTGCAGCTCCAGCTTCCCAGCGTAGCGTCGCAGGACCCAGTCACGGCACAAGATCGTCTCGTACCCAGGGCGGGGCAGCCGCACACGTCGCTCGGGGAACACCGTGTTGAGGAGCTTCCGCGCAGCGACAGCGCCGATCGAGCCGTGCCGGAACGTCGCGCCAGGGTAGATGTTGCCGCCGCCGGTGGTCCGCTCAGTGACGGTGACGGGGACGCCGCAGACGTCGTACTTCACGCGCTTGGCCATGGAGACAGGATACTACGACGTGTTGCAGAAGGCGATGGGCTAGCGCCGCGCCCGACGGCGCCGTCGAGGTCGGCGGGCGCCGCCCAGGACGTTGCGGTCACCGCCGTACTGCAGCGCGCACGACTCCGCATCGGTGCCAGCCTTCTGGCAGTCGTAGATCGCGAGTGACTTCCGGTAGGCGTCCTTGTGGTCGGTGACGGGGACCAGGATCGCGGGCTCGTTCCACTTCGAGCAGACGCGGATGAACGCGCCGTCCTCGCGGTAGGTGATCTCTTGGTGCGACGGCGAACGCAGGCTCTTGGTGCCCTCGGCCGACTTCATGCCCTTGCGCGTGCAGATGTTGCCGCTGGGCGTGTTCATCACGGGCCGCGTCGGCGCAGTAGTGATGTCCGGGATCTTCCGTTCACGTTTGATCCTGAGCTTCATCACTCGCCTCCTCAGTGCGCCATGAAGTTGACGCGCAGGTGTGGGTGCGTCCAGCAGACGCGGCAGTGCGGTAGCTGCTGCCCGTCGGGGAGCACAGCCGGCGCGTGCGTGCAGGAGTGGGTCGCGTCCTTCTTGAGGTTGTACACCGGGCACTGGAAGTCATAGCGCGAGTCCACGCCCTGGCCCTTCGCCGTATCGTCCACGCCGCGCACGCCGGGCTTGTAGATCGAGCACGTCCCCTCGGCGTACGGGTAGGTCTTGGGCTTGAAGCGCAGCTTGTCGAAGCCGTAGTGACGCGACGGCGCCGCATCGCCGAAGTGGAAGCCCGACGGGCGCACGACGAGGTTGTCGTGCTTCACATGCACCAGAAGCTGCGCCCACGCCGACACGGTGTGCTGGTTCTGCGCGTCGTCCTCCCAGCCATGGTGCGCCCAGCTTCGCGTCGGCGCCCAGAAGATGTACTCGGGCAGCTCGTTCACGAGCTGCACCCAGGCTGCGGCATAGGCCTTCGAGTAGAAGTCGCCAGAGCTGTGAACGCGGAACGGCTTGAAGGGCGGCTTGCCGGTGCGCGGATCCGCCATCTGCTGCAGGTCTTTCCTGGCCAGGCGCTTGTTGCCGCGATTGATCGCGTCAACCATAACGCCGAGCCAGTTGCCTGGGTTCGCGCCGATCAGACCGCGCGTCCACCAGAGACGCAGGATGTAGCCAAGCGCGTTCGACGGTGAGCTGAAGTTGACACTTGTGGCGTAGCACGCGGCACATGTGCCCCGATCAAGGTTGAGATCGAAGCGCAGAGCCTCCGCTGCTTCCTGCCGCACGCGCAACGGCACAACGGCTTGTGCCATGACCGCAGCCGGGCATGATCCACCGAGAGCTGGCGGCCCCGACGGCAAGTCCCACGACGGGCAGTTCATCTTCGACGTTGTCGACAGCAGCGGGTACCACTGCCGGCCGTCGCGCACGTCGATCATGTACGGGATGTCCCACTTGTTGAGCGGGCGATCAACGAAGATCCCAAGCTCGTCGTACAGCTCTGACGACGGCTTCAGGCCTGCCTGCTTGCCGGTCATCACCTGAACCTTGACACCGTCGTACAGGTCCTCGAGCGTTCGCCTGATCCAGAGCTGCCGGGTCAGGTTCGCGTGGATCGCAGCCATGTTCGGCAGGCAGGTCCGCGCGCCACCGAGGCCAGGCACGGCGCACGACTGCGGGCGATCGGGCTCGTCGAGTTCCAGGTTGCCGGTGACTGCAGCCATCGTTCTCTCCTACGTCCAGGGGCCGTGGTGGCCGTGCCGAAGCATGTTGACTATCGCCTCGTCAGCCGTGTACCATGTCAAGCTCCACGCGCAGACGCCGCCCGCGCAGGATCGTTATCCCGCTGGGCGGCGTCGATCAGGAAGACGGCGAAGACCTCTGCGGCCTGCAGCAGACCATGCGCGTCGGCAGGTGGCGCCGCGCACGCCCGCTCTGTGAGCGACAGTGTCACGGCCAGTACCTGACGAGCGCAGGACTACCGGCGGGCGCGCCGACGCTTGGAACCGACCTTCGCGAACTTGCGGCACACCACGCGACCGTGGCTCTTGCCCTTGCGCACGCACTTCCCATGGGTCTTCTTGGCCATTGTCTTTTCTCTCCTCACACGTTGCCGGTTGAACTACTTCGCGCCCTTGACGCGGATCGCGCAGCCCTTGCGCCCCTTGGCCCAGCGGAAGCCCTTCTTGAGGCGACCCTTGCCCTTGAGCCCTTCAGCCGCGCACTTCGTTCCGCTGTGCTTCCTCTTCGCCATTGGAGCAACTCCTTTTCGAGACATTAGGTCGGTCGCAACCGACCAGACATTAGAAGCATTGCACAATGGATCGCGGAGTGTCAACCATCTGAATCGTTTGGTAAGCTAGTGAGCATGGACCTCGGCATCGCGACAGCTTCAATCACCCGGATCTTGAATGCGCATTGGGCTGATGTCGTAGCTTCTACGACGCCCGACTTGCTTCCTGTGAGTGAGACGCGCGGGCGCAAAGCAAAAGCGTTTACGAGTTACGGTTGTGGCCACTACGGGTGCGTGTTCCCGACGAGCAGGCCCAACGTCGTGCTCAAGATCACGACGGACCCCAGCGAGGCGGAGTTCGTCAAGACGGCCATGCAGATCGGCCGCTGGCCCGACGGCATCGTCGTGTACTACCAGATCAAGGCCATTGGCGACACGTACCGCGGTCGCGGCGTACATCTGATCTGGCGCGAGGAAGCGCACAACATTGACGAGTAGTCGCTGCCGTTCAATCGAGACATCGACGAGTATACCAAGCGCACGCGTCGCGACTTCTCGCATCGACTACAGGCGTTCAAGCTGCACGCGCACCAGTTCAGGGCGTACGCACAACACGGCGCCAAGGTTGCCGAGATCTCCAAATACAAGCAGTGGGCGTGGAACAACGTCGACCTGGACAGCGTTGAAGGCGTCGGGAGGTTCAACCGCTGGAAGGGCGCCCAGGCCGCTGCCGCCCACCTACGCGCCTGCGAGATCCTTGCTGAGATGACGGCGAACGAGCCCGAGGGTTACCTCGTCGGCCAGGCGCTGGACTTCTACCTCGAGCGCGGCCTACTGCTGGCCGACGTCCACGCCAACAACGTCGGCGAGGTCACGCGCGATGGATACCATGGTCCGATCCTGGTGATCACCGACCCGGGACATCTGGTGCGCGTGCCTGCCTAGCACACGCGGCGCGTGTTGTGGTAGGATGTTGCCATGGCTACCAAGCGAAAGAGCAAGAGCTGTCGCAATGGTCGTTGTGGGCTCGGTCGTGCTGTGTCCAGCGGCGCGATGCTCATTGACGAGGTCAAGCGCTGCAACTCGCACTTCTTCGACGCCGACACCATGCGCTTCTTCAAGTCGCGCCTGCTCGAGGTCTTCCCGTCGAACAAGCAGAACGCGACGTACTTCGTGACCTCGGAACAGGGCCCGAACAACGTGCGCGCCTACAGCGTACGCAAGTTCGCGAGTTGCAAGGTCAACACCGTCGGCGAGTTCCAAGGCTACGCCACGGCGGCGCAAGCAAAGGCCGCTGCGCGTCGCTTGGCCAAGTAGCCAATGGACAACCCGGCGCAGTGGGCGCCGCTTGTCACGGCGCTGATCGTGGCCGGGATGGCCTTCGGCACCATGAAGATCCTCGTCAAGGAGCTGGAGCGCCGCGTCGAGCGGCTCGAAAGCAAGGTTGACGAGCTGGTAGCCCTGGTCACGACCAAGGTCATGCAGGTGGGCTCGCTCGAGGAGGAAGTCCATCGCCTGCGCGAGCGCTACCACGATCTGGCGAACCGTATCACGGCGGCGCTTCTACGGAGCGAAGTGAGGGCGAAGGACGCCTAGTGCGGTACACCCCCATCCTGGCAAGCCCGCGCGCTTCGATCTGCCTGATACGCTCACGCGTCAAGTCCAGCCCGTCGCCGATCTCCTGCAACGTCTCGCTCGCGCCTGTTAGCCCCCAGTGACGCTCGATAATTGAGCGCGTGCGCGGGTCGAGCGCGTCCATCCGGCCGTCGTCACGCGCGCGTCTGATCTCAACCAACAGCGGCCACAGGTGGGCGGGAACGTCAGGCACTTCGGGCAATCCCAGGCGCTGCAACCGTTCTGCTTTGCTGACTGCCGCTACACGCTTGCGCCGATAGCGGTCGACCCGTTTCTCGATGCCGCGAATGCGCGGCAGCCAATAAGGTATCGCCGCGCCCGGGTACAGCCCCAGGTAGACCAGCATGCCGTACACGTACGAAGAAGCCAACGCCGCGCTGCGGATTCCACACAGTTCTCCGACCTCGCCTTGCGCGACGAACGGCTCGCCACCCAGGCAGAAGTAGCGGCTCGTCACGCGGGCTGCTGGGCAGCCAGCCTGGATCGCCTCGTTGAGCTTGGCTCGGACTTGAGGCGAGCGCAGACGACGCGCGTAGTCTTCGTACCCGTCAACGCGCAACGCCCATATGCGCTGGATCGACCTCACGCGTCACACAGGCTGCACAGCCCCGGCTGCTGATGCCCAAGGTCGTCATCAGGCCGGCCGCATGACATGCAGTGCCCGACGAATGCGCCGCAGGCGCAGGCGTAACGCAGGTCGTCAGCCACGCGCACGAGCGCTTGGCAATACCCGCAGGTCAGCCCATCGAGATCAGGCTCGCGTCGTTCGACATCAGAAGGCATGCGGTCCTCCCCCGTGTCATCTCACCAGCACCGACGCTACGTTGCTCGCCCGTCGAGTACACGTACGCCCAGGAGTACAGGTCGCGCACGCGCGCCGTGTCTGCGTTCGTTGCGACAACGAACGCGCCAGCGCCGGCAACCAGAATGCGCAGGCGCTCCGCCAGCGCACGCTGATCGTTGGCGTCGAACCCGGTGGCCGTATACGTGTCGAATACCGGACCGTCGTATGGCGGGTCGACGAAAACGACGTCGCCCTCTCGGACGTCGTCAAGCGTCTTCTGGTAGCCGTCGACCAGCAACGCAGACGTCTTCAGCGCAGCCGCGCAGCTCTTCAGACGCTCCAGCGACGGTAGGATCTTGTCGGCGTCGTCGCCTCGGTCGCCGTACGGCACGTTGAACCGTCCGTGAGAGTTCACGCGATACAGCCCGTTGAAGCAGGTCGCGTTGAGGTACAAGAACCGCGCGGCCCGGACCACGCCGCTCGTCGGGGCCGACGCCCGGACCTTGAGGTAGGCCTCGCGGTCCATGCCTCGGTTGCCGAGCATGCGCAGCGTACTGTATACCGCGTCCGGTACCTCCCGGACGGCGCGGTAGGTGACGATCAGGTCCTCGCAGGCGTCGCCCAGGATCATGCCGGGCAAGCCGAGCGCGAGCGCGATGGCGCCGCCGCCCAGGAAGGGCTCGATGTAGCGCCCGCCGGTCGCGGCGAGCTTCTGGTGTATGACCGGCGCGAGGTACTTCGATAGCCAGCGCTTGCCGCCGGCCCACTTGACGATCGGGTCGGCTGGGGAACGCTGCGGCACGTCGTCGTTGACTGGTAGCTTCGTCTGTTCCATGTCACGCCTCAGATCGGCCACGCGGTTGTGCTCCACAGACGTACGGCCTCGATCAGGTCGTCGGACGACTTCCAGGCCATGTTCCCATAGCCACGCCCGTTCCAACAGTCAGCCGTCGCGATGGGCTTCGCAGGCGGCAGATCACGCTGTTCGCAGATCGCGCGGTACGCCTTGCGCAAGGCGTCGAGCTGCGGTAGGTTGAGCGTGTGGTCAAGCGACGGCGGCGGGCCGCTGCTCGCGCGATCGTCGACGGTGCGCTTGATGATCGCCATCGCGTAGACCCAGTCGCGCTCGAGGCTCAGGTACGCCGCATGGACGACGCAGTGGTGCGCGTCCGTGCGGATGCCGAGCTGTTGGTAGGCCGCGTAGTCAGCCTCGGCCACCTCCTCGATCATCTCCTCGATCGCGGCGGCAGCAGCGGGCGACCGGAAGTCCATGTTCTCTTCGCCGAAGTGGTTCTTGATCACGTCCTTGATCGCGAACCACCACTTCCGGTCGACCGCCCACAGCTTGACCTTGCTGTCCCACTCCCGCTCGCGCGGCGGCACTGTCTCTTTGAGGAGCTTGACGAATGCCTCGTCGTACGAGAAGCGCAGGATGAAGCGCAGCCCGTTGTTCTCGAGGTCGACGAAGATGCGCGACATCTACTCCTCCGCCGCCTCTTCCGCCGCCTCTTCCAGCTTCCGAATCACTTCCAGCTCTGCCACCGTCTCCTCGTCGCGCACGAAGCCGCGCAGCCCATAGCCCGCGATGTCGCGGTACGGGCTCTCGCCGAACGCGTCCTTGCGGTTGGCGAGGCGGAAGAGCTTGTCGATGATCCGCACCACCGACAGCATGTCGTCGTACTGATCAGGGAACACACCGTCGGGGTAGAGGATGCGGAGCACCGCGCCGGCCTTGCCGAAGCTGTCCCCATAGGCGTCGTTCTTCTCTGCGACGGTGTCAGCGATCTCGAGTGCGGCGTCGACGAAGTGCGGCATGGCTAGGCTACCCTCACGATGGCGAACGGACGGTCGTTGGTTGGACGCTTCGTTGCTTCGGCCTCGTCGATCGGCATGCGCCTCTCCCAGCGCCGCGCGGTGGAGTTCCAGGTGAACCCGCGCGCCTTCGCCTGCTCGCGCTGGTCGTAGCTGACGCATGCTTGGTAGATGGCCGCCGGCTTGAGCGCGCCCTTGAGCTGCGCCTCCAGGTCGGGCACGCGGCCGAGGAGCTGCGCGACCATCAGCACGTCCGCCATGGCGCGGTGCGCCCCGACGTAGGGGATGCCGTGGTCCGCGGCCAGGTGCGCCAGCTTGCGGCTCGACGTGGCCTTCGGAAAGCGGATCTGCTGCACCGTGCAGACCCACGGCTTGTCCCCGAGGCGGCCCTTGACCATCCCGCGGTCGAAGTCGGCGTTGTGCGCGACGATGACGTCTGCCTGGTCGACGACCTCGCGGACGATGCTGAACGGGTCGGGCAGGTCCTGGCTCTTGGCCAGGAGCTGGTCGTTGATGCCGTTGATCGCGGCCACCGGGTTCTTCGTGCAGCCGGGGACCAGCGACGCGTAGCACCAGACGACCTCGCGCAGGTCCACGTCGTAGAGCGCCGCCGCCAGCTCGATCACGGCGTCCTTGTTGGCGTCGAGGCCTGTCGTCTCGGTATCGACGATGAGCGCGCGCATCAGGCTCGGTTCCTCGTGAGCAGACCGAGCGGCGCGAACTGAGCCGCGATCGTCCCCCAGATCCGCTCCTGCTTGCACTCGGCGCAGGCGTAGATCAGGTCCACACTGGCCGCCTCGATGCTGAGCGGCGCCTGTCCCTGCGGCGCACGGCGATGGCGCATCTCGACGAACGCGTGGTTGGTGTATCCGCGGCAGCGGCCCTCGCAGACCAGCTTGGCTTCTTGCGTGACATCAGAGTTCAGCACGTCATTGCTCCTTTGCACCTTGGGCAGATATCTTGGATATCGCTCTCGTTGATCATGCTCACGGTCGTGAGGCTTTCGTGGATCCAGCCGTCGACGGGGTCGACGATGAAACGATCCGTATCCGATCCGACTGTCGGCACCAGACGGCCGAGCGTGTCAGCTTCCGTCTTGCGGCAACGGTCGCAGCGCACGCGGATCTTGAAGATGATCACTTGGCCTCCGGGAAAGTGTCGCGAAGCCAGCGACCGACCAGATCCAGCACTGACTGCACCCGTGGGTACTTCTTGTCGGTGGTGAAGCCCTGCGCGCCGAAGCTCATGCCGACGAGCTTGTCGGTGAAGCAATGGATGGGCACGCCGTGCTGCAGCCCCAGCGAGATCGCCATGGCGGCGCCGTCGAGCGCGCCGTGCGCAGTCGTTCCGACCTTGTCAGCGTGGATGAACAGCTCGCCGGGGCGGCCGTCCGGGTAGGTGCCGACGATCGCGTAGATCTGGATGTCGGCCTGCTCCTCCCAGCGGTGCTTGCACGCTGGGCAGACGTTCGCGCGCGGGGACTTATGTAGCTTGAAGCTGCGCGTGATCGAGCTGCGTTCGTCAGGTAGCCTTTCGCGCCGAGCTGCGCTCGTAGCGGGCACCGGCGGCGATGGGGGCGCAGACGCCGCAGGCGTCGGCGCAGGCGTCGGCGCAGTCGTTACCTGGCGGAGGAGGTCGTGCGCAATTATGAGATGCTTCGCAACGCGCACCTTGCTGACGCGGCTGTTGAGCAATGCGATGGCCTCCGTGACGACCACCAGCGAGCGCGCGACGGCGTCGGCCGCCGACATCACAGGTCTGCCCATGACTTGCCTACCTTGACGTCACACGGAAACTTCACCGTGACGCCGTTGTGCGTGTACTCGCGGTTGAAGTGCTTGTTGACCAGTTCCTTGACGCGGTCCGCGTCCTGCTCCCAGCACTCGTACACGATGGCGTCGTGGATCTGCAGGATGGCCTCGCAGCCGTCGGGGACGTCGTCGGCCATGAAGTCCATCAGGCCCTCGGCCATGATGTCAGCGCCGGATGACTGCACGCCGAAGTTGTAGACGTCGGTGGGGCTGGCGTTGCCGAGCGGGAATGCACGGCGCCGGCCGAAGAGGAAGCTGCGGACCTCGCGCTCGTTGGCAGCGCGTTCGAGGAGACGCTCGTGCCAGGCGGTGACGCCGGGCATGTTCGCAACCATCATCTGTACCATGGCCTGGATGTCTGAGAGCTTGACCGTCGGGTAGTCCCTGACGACAGCCTTCCAGGCGGTTTCAGGCTCACCGCCGTAGAAGCTGCAGTTGTGAGACAGGTACCCCTCGGCGATGAAGGTTTCGCTGGTGGTCTGCAGCGAAACGACGTCGTGCATGCCGATCAGCTCTACGGCTAGCACACGAGAGCCTGGCCCCTCGCTGCGCTGAAGCACGTCGCCGACCCGGACTGCTTCAGCGCGCACCCAGCTACGCGTCGGTTGTGAAACCCACAGGTGGTCGTGGCTAGAAACTAACTCGCTGCTGGTTGTTACAATGCGGTAGCACGGCTTGCGCAGCAACTTGGCGCGCGTAATTGTCGTGGGTCGGAAGTCCTCGCCCGGCTTTGATACGCTGAAACCCACCAACTGGTCGCCGCGTACCAGTGTCTCGATCGGCTTCCAGCCGAGCGCGCGCGTGAGGACGCGCGTGCCCGGAGCAACGCAGTACTCCGGTCGCTTGACCATGTCACGCAGCTCCTTACGCTTGTCGATACCCACCTGATCAAAGTTCGGCCAGACGACGCGCGCGAACTCCGAGTGGATGTCCTTGTTATTAGCGAACACGTTAACTAGCCACGGATCGCCTGATAACAGGGCTATCAGACGCGCTTCGAGCTGCGCGAGATCGAACCCAACGAACGTGAACCCATCCGGTGCAACAACTTGACGGCGCAGGTTGGGCCGCTTGGTGCCCTTCTTCCCCTTGGTGTGATTCTGCATCGCAGGCGCTTCAGATCCCCAACGCCCAGAGATCTTGTGTACCGACCACCGCGGATGGATGCGATCGTGCGCATCCATGTAGTGCGGCATAGGCTCAACAAACGTCGAATGGAGCTTCTGTGCCTCACGGTAGTCGAGCAGCATGCGCACTTCCGGCACGACCGCCAAGTCCTCGAGCAGGTCTTTACGCGTCGACGACTTGCCGGAGTCGGTGAGGATGTGCGGCAGCTTGATGCGCCGCGCCTTCAGGTACGCCGCGATATGCGCCGACGCGCCGATCTTGAACTCAAACTTCTTCTTCTTCTTGGTGTTGGCGATCCACGCCTTGATCTCTTCGAGGCGCACGTCGATACGCTTGCCGATGTTGTCGTCGTCGTCCTTGCGCTTGGTGATGGCCTGCTCGCGCGCGAGCTTCTCGCAGAAGCGATCCCAGACCTCTGGCTCGTGAACCGAGGCCAAGATTGCCGTCTGCGTGCGCTTGATCTCCGCCAAGAAGCCGTCGGCCAGCTCGGTGTTGACCTCGCGGCTGATCGGCACGCCCACAATCGACATCCGGTTGGCGACGAGCGCCATCTTCCGGTCGACCTCATAGGTGCGGTCGCCGCGCGACTGCTTGACGCAGCCCAGGAGCGGCTTGACGAGCCGCGCCGTCACGGTCGTGTCGATGGCGTTGTAGCGCAGCAGCTCTTCGACTGCTGCGTCGTCGTCGCCGCGGTACTCGCTCTTCCAGGGCGGGATCACGAAGAACTGCGTCGCGACCTGCTGCAGCCCATGGGCGAGCCCCGGGAAGGCGTTGTGGTGCATGAGCAGCGTGTCGTGAACGCTGCCCTGGACCTTCATGTCGTGGTAGTGCAGCACCGCGAGGTCGTACAGACAGTTGTGGAAGACCTTGTCGATGCTCTTGTCCGCCAGCAGGCTCTTGATGATCTGCTTGGCCGGTTGTGACACCGTCGACCAGGCGATGCTGATCCCGTAGCCCTCTGTCGCGAGGCCGATCGCCGACAGCTTGGCGAACTGCGTCTCGAGCGCGCTGTGCTCCTCGTCGAGGCAGAACGTCTCGGTGTCCACCGCAATGAAGCCCGCCGAGCGCGCGTCGACCTGGAACTGCTGCAGCGCGCGCAGTGCTCCCAGCTTGTCCGTGGCGAACGTCTGGATGTCCTCGGTGAACTTGACCGCACGCCCAGAGGCGATGTCGTTGACCTTGCGGACGTGGTAGACGAGCGACCAGAAGGACAGGTCGGCGGCGTGCGCGCCGGTGCCAGACCCGCCGCGCAGGATGGCCGCGGGGTGGATGGTCGGGATGACAGGACGCGTGCCGAGCCCGGCGTTCTCGACGTCCACGTCGTGGTAGGTGCCGCTCAGCTCAGTGATCGAGAACTTGTCGCCGAGGAGGCCCTGGGCCGCGACCGCGCCCATCGCCAGGACGGGCACGCCCGGGAACTGCGCCAGCTCCGCGTTCAGGCGCGCGCGGCAGCAGGCAGCGGCGATCTTGCGGTGGTCGTCGGGCGAGCCGGGGCGCGGCAAGCACAGGCTGGCGTTGCTGATCCACAGCCGGCTGCGGTTGACGCCGCACAGATCGAGCGCGCGGTTGAACAGCTCGCCGGACGGGCCAATGAAGGGCATGCCCTCGAGCGCTTCGACCTTACCAGGACCTTCGCCGATCGCGATCCACAGCGGGTCCGTCGGGCCGATGCCTTGCACCAGCCGGGTGGCTACGCCCTGGGTCGCGAACGGACACTCCGCGCAGTTGCCGCCGACGTCTGGACCGCGAATCACCATGCGCTGCCTCCCTGCCCCGTCCCCCGTCTACTTGTTCACGACCCAGACGATCGCCCTGCGCGCGCCGCGCGTCAGTCGTGTGCGCCCCGAGTTGCGCAAGCGCTTGCTCGCGGCCATCTCGTTGATGCGCGCGCTGGCGGTCTGGTGACGCAGGTCGAGCGCCACCTCGATCTCGTCGCAGGTCGCGCCGTGGTCGCGCCACGACATGATGTAGAGGTAGATGCGACGTTTCATGTCGGACAGATCGGGTGTCAGTTTGGTCATGCTGTTGTCTTTCATAGTGGGATGAGCGGACTCGAACCGCCCCGACGGGTGAAGAGGCCGTCGCTACCAGGACCCCAAGCCAACCCAATGACTCCGTTCCTGACGAGTGGCTGGGTGCCACACCGCAATGAGTGAGCGGCGCATGACATACCGCTCAGGGGACGGAGCCTTGCCCCCTAGCAGACCATTAGCGGCGACGCCGGGGATTGCACCCGGACTGGCTCTTACAGCCCAGTCGCCACGTCCCGACGTGACGCACGCTTCGCGCGTGTCACACTGTTCGGGACCAGACAGTCGTCAGACGCAGTTGTTGCAACCGCTGCGGCTGCACAGCGGCTCCGTCGTTGCGCAAGCTGGTAGCCCCACTCCCGCGCATGACCGTCGCGGATGTTGACCGCGATGCCTTCATGCACGAGACGACTGAGCACGCGGTACAGCCTGCGCAGGCCGACCTCGCCGTAGATCTCACCGACGAGATCTTTGATCTGCAGCGTCGGCAGCGGACAGCGATCAGGCAGGCAGTCAATGACGATCTGCCTGAGACACGTCTGCTCCGACGCGCACAACGCTTCGATCCCGAGGCGAGCGCGATGGGCGCGGACCGTGACCTTGGTGCAGCCCAGCCGGCGGGCGAGCACAGCGTCTGGCAGCACACCCAGAGGGAGCCGCCGCCAGTTCACGTCCAGTCGCTTGCCCATCGCGTCGCCTCGCGATCTCTGCGTCGCCGCCTACTGCCGGGCCTGGGACCGCCGGTTGTTGCTGGGCGGGGGCGGCGGGGGAGCAGCCGCCGCCGGGAGCGGGCGCTCGTTGTTGATGTTCGACGACTTCTGCTGGACCGTCACCTGGGTCTTCGGGTTGAGCCAGGGGCGGTCGCTGACCGTGACGTCGCCGATGTAGTGCGCGTCGATCAGCGCGGAGCGCTGGAAGCCGCGCTCGTACGGCACGTCGCACGCCTGGAGCAGGTTGATCAGCCGGCGGCGGTGCCACTCGGACTCGGGGTCGAGGCCGAAGAAGCACTTCTGCTTCTTGCCCTGCATCGCGCCCTCGGTCACGACCTCGACCTCGATCACGAGCCGGGGCTTGCCCTCCTTGTTGCGGTCCTGCGCCGCGTTGATGACGCGGAACTCGTAGGTGCCCTCGTCGAGCACCTCGATCTTGCCGCCGCCGCCGCCCCAGGCCTCGTCGGTGGCCTGGAACCCCATGTCGATGAAGTCGTTGCTGCTGCTTGCGTCGTAGTTCACGGGCATGTTGCTTTTCTCCTCTGTTGGCTATCGCCCAGGTTGCGGTGATGCGCCGGTTGGCACGACGACCCGGCGCGCTTGCTGCACGTTGGTCTGCTGTGGGATGGGAGAAGCGATACCGAGACAGTCGGCCATCTCTCGGTACGTTCCCCTGGTCATGGGATCGGGTAGCTTGTCCTCGTCGCGTCCTCCGGCGCGATAGTTCGTGTACTGTCGGGTTCGGATCTCGTAGACCGATGGATGGCGCGGATCGGGCCGCGTCAGCCGGTGGTAGAAGAAGTAGTTGCAGCCGGGCGGGAACTTGTAGCGCGCCTGGCCAAGGATCGTCGGACCGCCGAGCGGCTCGTCGTCGGACGGCGGGCTCTCGATGCACAGCCACAGGACGTTCAGCGGCAGGCTGTGCAGCTCGTTGCGCAGGTTGACCAGATTCTCGTAGAGCACGCCGTAGAGCTTCCGCGTGTCCACGTCGCGCCCGCTGTTGGCGCTGCGCATCGCGTTGACCATCGCCCAGAACGTCACGTCGGCGTGGTACGTGAGGCTGTCGACCACCACGGTCAGGTAGCGCGTCGGGTCCTTCTTCACGATGTCGCGAAGCTGGTTGACGCCCGTCAGCATGTCCTGCGCCGACTCGATCGCCCAGACGTCGGGCGCGCGCGACGGCTCGTACCAGAGGTCTGCGGGCATGTTCTGGATCGTCTCCCAGCCGCCCTCGATGTTGACCGAGAGGAACAGCGGGCGCGGCCAGGTTGCGGCGAAGCGCGTCTTGCCGGTGCGGCTTGCGCCGTACGACAGCACCGTCGCGCGACGGTACGCAGAGCTGGCTTTCTGTGATACGTCAACGACTCGCATTGGTTTCTCCTGATCAGCCTTCCGCTCGCGAACACTCGTCGAACATGGCGCACTTGCCGTAACGCGCGATGCAAGCTGCGCGAGCGCGTGGCCAGTATCCTGTCGATCGATACAGCTTCTCGAGCGTGCGCCACATGCGCAGGTCTTGCAGGTGCGCTCGTTCGACCTCCCGTGGGAGCACGACCACCGGCCGGCAGAACCCCGGCTGCTTGGTCTTCGTCACGACATCGACGATGACGCCCTCGAGCCGCCCGTACTTCTTCGCCAGGCGCGTGCGGTGGAAGATGGCCGCCTGGCCGATGATCTCACCGTGGTTGCGCCAGCCAGTCATTGTCGCATCGTCCATGCGCGAAGCCGTCTTCGCCTCGACGATGTATGTTCCGGGCATCAGCCCCGGGTGCGCGTCCTCGACGCGCGCGATCAAGTCGTAGCGGCACGAGTTGCCCTCGTCGTCGACCGCGTGGACCTCGACGTCGAGCGGGATCAGGTAGTCGTTGTCGTAGTACGCGATGTACGCCTCGATGAGACGCGCCGCCTCGGCCACCGCCTGCACCGACGCGTTGTGCTTGTAGAGCGCGTCGCGCATACGACCGACGTGTCCGTACTCGACCCCTGACCCGGGGATCTGGCTCTGATGGTACAGCGCCTTGAGGGCGTGGAAGCCGGATCCAATCTCGAGTGCATTAGCTGATACCGCACCCGACAGTGCCTTGTCAAGGTACAATCGCTTGTAGAGGTACGGACAGTGTTGCAACTTGTCGTACCACGACCAGCCCCTGCCCTTCGAGGCCCCGCCCAGCTTGGCCACGCCGATCTCGGCGAACGCCTTGTCGAGCGCCGCGTCCATCGGCAGCGTCGTACGCGCGCCGAGGTCGATCCAGTCCGGTTGGCGCAGGTCGACCACCTAGTACTCCCGCTTCGCCCCGCAGTACCGACACCGATACACCGGCAGCGTCGGTGTGCGCACGTCGGTGTCGCTTGCCGCCGTGTCCACGACCCAGTAGTGCGCCAGGCAGTCGCCCTGGTTGTTGTTTGTCCGTCCGTTGGTCTGTCTGCCGCGATGCAGGTCACGGATACCCTGCCGCGTGTTGAGGTAGCTGTCGGTCATCATTCCGCTTCCTCTTCCAGGTACTTGACGATCACTTGCCCATGACAGGGGTTGCCGACGGTGCAGAAGCAGCCAAGGACCTTTCCCTTGAGCGCATGCACACGCGCGCGGAACACCGCGTCGTTGGCCAGGCGCTCGCGGAAGTACGCCTCGAAGCACGGCAGCGTGTCCCCCGGCAGGTCGTGCAGCTCGCCGCAGCGCAGACACACGCGCCCCGCGACGACCGGGTTGCCGAAGTAGCCCGTTTCGCCGTGCCCACCACGACCGATGTACTCGTCGTAGGCGTGCTTCTTCATGTTGACGACGCGCGTCCTCACAGCAGGTTCTCGATCGCGCGCGCCCACTCCGCCTCGTCGGCGATGGCGTGGTCCCACGGGATCACGCGCACGCGCACGGCGTGGCTCCACGGGTAGAAGCCGCTCTGCGCGTCGTCGAGGAGCTGCTTGTACCCAGCGTCGATGCTGCGCAGGTAGTCGAGCGTGATGCCCTGCTCCTGTGGCCGGTTTCGCAGCCGGATGCGCTCCAGGCAGACCTCGGGGCACGCGTCCAGGTAGAGCAACTCCGTCGGCGGGAAGAGCACCAGGCTCATGTTGCGGACCGCCGAGATGTAGATCTCCCACTCCTTGGGCTCCATCAGGCCGCTCTCGGTGAGCTTCCAGGCGAAGACCAAGTCGCCCCAGATCGAGCGATCGAGGATCGCGCCGCTGAACTCGCCCTCGACGATCGCCTCGGTGGCAGCAGACATCTGCAGCGCCCACCGACGATGGAGCATCTCCATCTGGAACGGGAAGGCCCAGCGCTTCGCGTCGTCGTAGAAGAGCTGCAGCAGCTCGTTGTCGACGGGCTCGCGCAGCAGGCGCAGGCCGTGGCGCTTCGCGAGCGCCTTGGCGATCGTGCTCTTGCCGACACCGATGTTGCCTTCGACGATGATCGATCGCTTGGGCCACTTCAGTTGCATCTAGGCGTCCCCCTCCAACGCTCGTGCCGCGTCCGCTAGCACTGCGTCCATTAGGCGTTGCATGTCGGGCTTGCTGTCGCTGTCACCACCACCGAAACACCGCAGCACGACGTCGAGCGCAGAGTCTGCTGCTGGTACACCCATCGTCTCCGCGTCCTTGCACTTGCGCTGCAGGACCTCCGTCAACATCCGGTCGATCTCGTGGTCGACGACGACGTGGGTCACCGTCATCGGCCGGTCGGGCGAGAATGTCCGCATCTCGGACTGGGCCATCGTGGCCGGCGTGAAGTCCAGCTCGCAGTAGATCGCGTGCCGGGCGCACGACAGGTCAATGGCCGTCTGGCCGACGCCGATGGTGATCACCATGGCGCACGGTCCAAGCTGCGACGTACTACGGAAACGCTCGACCAACGTCCGCCTGCCCTGGCGCGTGGGCGTGTCCTCTGACGGCGTGTCGCCGTCGACAACGAAGGTCGTCACGCCGTCGCCCACGAGCCGCATCTGGAGCGCACGCGCTACGTCACGGTGCCAACACCAGACGACGACGGACTCGCCCTCGGCCAGGTAGTTCTCGGCGCAGTTCGCCGCCGTGTCGGTCTTGACCTTCCCGAACAACCGACGCAGCCGAGCGATCTCACCGATGGCCGTGGACAGGCTGCCACCACCGGATCCGCGCAGCGCCATCGCCGCGTCGTCGATCTTGTCCTCGAGCGCCTTGGTGATCTCGACGACCTCCACCGCGCGCTCGATCTGCGGCACGTCCGCGCGCACGTCCTGCCACGTTCGCCGGATCATCACCTCGGCCATCCGGGCGCGAAACTCGTCGACGTTAGATGTCCCGTCGGCGACGAAGCCGAACTCGCCCGGATGGCCGTCGCAGTACCGCCGGCAGAAGTCCCAGTACGATCCCCACGCCTGACCGTTCAAGGTGTACAGGATCGACCAGAGCCCAGCCGGTTTGTTCCATAGCGGCGAGCCTGAAAGACCGATCACGCGTCGGGCGCGCGCCGTTAGCACAGCCGCCGCCTTGCTGCGCTTGGACGTGCGGTTAGACAGAAGGTGGCATTCGTCGAAGACGAGCGTACCGATCTTCCGTGCGTCGATACACTGCCACGTCGGGAGAATGTCGTAGTTCAAGAAGATCGCGTCCGCACCGTCGGCAAAGCCCACCTGATGTCTGCGACCACGGAGGAAGGCCATCTGTGCGCCAGGCCATGCCCTGCGGAACCAGTCCTCCCACACCATGCGCGCCGACAATGGTCCGACGACGACGATGGGCCCATCCCGCATATCGTGTGAAGCAACGGCCTCGGCGGTCTTGCCCAGGCGCATCGCGTCGGCGATCAGCACGCCGTAGCGTGCTCGCGTGAACGCGACTGCTTCATGTTGATAAGGACGCAGCGTCCAGCCAGGAGTGACCGTGGGGTTCTTGTCCGTAGGACGCGAACGCACACACGCATCGTCCAGCAAGAGCGCAGCCTCAGGGATGAGCGGGAGGAAGCTCCGATGCACGATCGACGACAAGGTCTTCTGGTCCGCGTCGAGGCCTGGGATGTCCAGGTGCCTCTTCGCGATCTCCGGGTCCACAGCGAACCAGTCAGGCCGCCGGGGAAACGCACGGATCTGCTTGACGGAAGCGACGTCGCCCGCCAAGCACGCTGCCCATTGCGTGCTCATTCATCCAACCGCAGGGTCAAGCAATACCGGAAGGGCCGAACGGCGTCAACTTTATTTTCGCCATTCGTGGAAGCCTGCGGAATCGCGTGTACGCTGATTCGATAGTTGACAGGCGCCAGCCGAGCCTGTAGAAGTCGAACCCTGGGCATCCGTCGCATTTCCCGACGGTGACGGCCGCGCATGGCGGCCAAAAAGGGGTGAAGTTTCCGATGGCTAACGGGCAGCAACCCGCATCCGCAGCGTTGCCGATCAACAGCCCACCCACATTAAACAACACGATAACCACCGCTAACACACCAATCGGCACGGCGATACACGGTACGACACGATTCTCCACGTCCAACGGGACCGCTTCCGTTGGCCAACCGCCGCCGAGCACGGCTGCGCCACCGTCGGGCAACGGCGTCGGCACAGCACCAGCGAGCGCTGCGCCAGCGGGCGCAGGAGGGGCTGGCGGTGCCGGAGGGCCTGGCGGCAACGGGACAGGCGGCCCTGGTCCTGTAGGGCAGGGGACGGGCCTAGGGGGCGGTCCCCTGGGCCAGGCCGGTGGCTTCTCCGAGGACTTCTCCAAAGTCACGACGTTCCGGCGAGGCAACATCGAGATGATGCGTCGACAGAAAGTGCCAGCGCAGTTCAAGGCGATGCGCTGTTACAACTTCGTCGTCTCGCAGGAGTCGCTGTCTGGCTCGAAGTTCATCAACTCCGACGGCACGCCGTACGTCATCGAGAGCAAGAAGCACCGCATCCTCGAGATCAGCATGCGCAACGGCGGGTTCTGTAGCTGGATCGGAGTCGAGTACGGTCTGTGGCAAGGCGATCCAGTTTCGCGACAGGTCTTCGACATCATGCGCGGCTTCTGCAAGGAGCAAGGCGCAAAGCGCGCGATGCGCCGCTTCGCCTACTACGACAACGAAACGAGCACGTCGTACGTCTCGGCCTACAACGGGTACTGCTACAAGAGCACAGGCGGCAACGGGTTCGAGCTGATCCCCAACGGCGACGAAGTCGTCTTTGTGGATGACGACGGCGGCCTACCGTGCCTTGCTGTTCAGGCGCCGCACGGCGTTCTGCTCGACGCGCTGATCAACGACCTGCAGTACCTGCCGTACACGATGGGCGGCATGAACCCGGAACACCAACGCTGCCTGTTCGCGATCTGGATGTTCACGCTCGCGTTCCCGGACCTCTTCGACGACAAGCCGATCCTGCTAGTCGAAGGCGCTGGCGGGTCGGGCAAGACGGTGTCGGTGCAGCGCATCCACACTGTGGTCTACGGCCACGACATAACCCAGGCATTGACGCAGAGCGGCGAGGACGACTTCTCGGTCCACGTCATGCGCAACCCCTGCACACTCTTCGACAACACCGACACCTTCATCCCCTGGGTGCGCGACTCGCTCTGCGCCTACGCGACGGGCGCCGGGTGGACGAAGCGCAAGCTCTACACCGACAGCGACGTGATCCGCTTGAAGCCGATGGGCTTCATCGCGCTGGCGACGAAGAACCCCGCGTCGTTCAAGCGCGACGACGTCGCCGACCGCATGCTGATCATTCGCCTCGAGCGCCGTGAAGGACGCGGCGGCTTCCTGCCGGCGACGATGATCTTCGACAAGCTGCGCGCGCAGCGCCAGAAGCTGTTCGGCGAGTGGCTCTACTACGTCGACCAGATCGTCGCCGCGCTGCGCATGCACCCACCCTACCCGCCCGACGTCGGCCAGCACCGCATGGCGTCGTTCGCGAAGTTCGCCTACGTCGCGGGGCCGGTGCTCGGGTTCCCATCAACGCTGGTGGCCGAGATGCTCGCGGCGCTGCAATCAGAGCGCCGTGCGCTCATCACCGAGAACGACGTCACCGTCGAGCTGATCGACAAGTGGCTTGACACGACGAGCAACCAGGGCCGCGAGGTCCGCACGGCCGATCTCCACCCCGAGCTGGTGGAGGTCGCCGAACGGATGAAAGTCAAATACATCCAGCACAATAGCCGGTCGCTGGCGCTGCACATCCGCAACATGGGCGCGGTGCTGGAAAAGCACTTCGTGGTGACGGTCAAGGAGGGCTCGGGGGGTGGACCGGCTGTGTACAGCTTCAGAAGAAAGGAATGAAGTCGCGAGGATGCTGAAAAAAGTTATTCACAGGCAACAATAAACTTGACCCCATTCGACAAGCCCGGTATCAGTACACTATCATCGGGCGGCGGGAGAGAAACTGGTGCGCACACAGAGCAAGCGTTCGAGATCCAAGCAGACCTACACGGTCCGCTTGCCATTAGACAGCCGACCTCTCGAGGTCTACCTGCCGTACTGGAACATGGACCCGTGCATGACCTGCATGGACGACCAGACCCTGGCCAGGGAATGCGTGAACGTCCATACGATCCTCAAGGCCCTGAAGACCCCGAAGGATAAGCGCCAGGTCGAAGATTCGCAAGTTAAGCTCTGGCGCGGCTACGAGGCCCTGCTCACGGTGATCGGCGTCTGCGCCGGCACCGAGCGGCGCGAACGTGGCTACCCTGAGCCGCTGCTGCGCGAGATCCTGCTCCTCGGCCGTGCTGATGTCGAGCGCGCGCACAAGAAGGGCACGCCGATCCCGAGCTGGTTCGGCGACGAGAACTTCCACAGCATGCACCGGGCATCGCTGATCGCGTTCATGCCGTCGTGGTACCGCAGGCACGGCTGGATCGAGCAGCCAAGGCAGATCGTGTGGCCGACGACGCGGCAGTCTCGCGTCCAGGCCTGATAGTGAAGTGCTGGACGACGTTTCTTCAGGTCGACCAACGTGCTGCAGCGCGTAACTGGGTCACCTGGGGCAGGCGGTTCCTGCCCGCGCGAATGCGCGCCGCGTAAGCGCCGGTTCGACTCCGGCCGTCGTCCCCATGCTCGTTGCCGTGAAAACGATAACTCGCAATAGTGCGACGAGTCGACCCTAACGAGCCGCGACAACGAGCGCTCACCTTCACCGGCGGGGGCAATGGATGCCGCAACTAGTCAGCGCGCGTGAAGTCGCGCGGATCCTGGGAATGACCCAGCACTACGTCTACACGCTGGTCAAGAACGAAGAGATCCCGCACCTCAAGATCGGCAGTCGGCTACGGTTCGACACCGAGGCGATCACCAAGTGGATCGCGGCGCGACAGAGTACGATGAAGAAGAAGCGCTAGAACGTGCTGTCGCCCTGGGCGACGGCACCAGGGGCGGGACCTGCCGTTGCCTCTGAAGGGAGCTGGACGCAATGAAAACGCGTCGCGTGCTATCGATCGATTGGGACTGGGCGACGGGCGCCAGGTGCATCGGTTGCAACCCTGCGCTGTGCGGCTGGCCTCCGGTGTGCGCCGGTGGCGCCTGCTACCCGCGGTCGACCGTACGTGGGCAGACCATCGGGCACCACAACGCCGATGACGTTCGTCGTCGCGTTGCGACGCTGCTACGCCTGCCGATCAGCCGCGCGCAGAGTCTGTACGTCGCTGAGAACCACGGGGACATCTTCCGCGTGCTCGACTTCGGCGACTGCGTCTACGACTTCGACGCGCACTGCGACGACGACTCCATGTCTCATGTGCTCAACTGCGCAAACTGGCGCACGTACGCGAAGAACGTCTACGCCGTCAGGTTCGCGAACAAGTTCACGCCGACGCGACTGCCGCGCAACTTCGACCTCGTGTTCATCTGCAAGTCGTCGCCCTGGACGCCCAAGGTCTACGACGAGGATCTCTGGGGCCTGGTGGCCGCGTACGCGACGAAGACGGGGCAACCAGAGCAGTTCATAGGACGTAACGCGCAGAAGCTGGCGCGAGAGTACCAGCGCGCGCTCGCCAAGGGGGTTTAGCGTGACGAGCGATACCTGCACCTGCGGCAAGTCATTCCGAGGCGGCGAGGACTACCGCGACCATCTGCCGTGTCCTGGCAGCAAGGAAGACCAGCTCCGCGCGGCGCTCAAGCGCCTGATCGATCGAGTTCTAGCCCTGCAATTCGGGTGCAGGTGCGCCTACTGGGACGATCGGTGCCTAAACTGCAAGCGCATCGAGAGCACGCAGCAGCTTGCGGCCGAGCTGAATCGAGCAACGGAGTAACTTTTTTCTTGACTCCGAGGCCAATATCACTGTAGTGATAAAGGACACGGCAATGACGCTTCAATGCACTCACCGGATCAGCATCATCCACGTCGAAGAGGACAACGGTTCCGGCTTTTACATGGCGTACATGCCGGACTACGGATCGACGGCGCTCAGTGCAGTGGGCGCCACCCCCGACGACGCGCTCGATGCCCTGGATACGCACCGCAGGGTGATCGTGCAGTACCGCGCCGACCAGGATCTGTCGATCCCGCACGCCAAGCACGACATGGTCGGCATCCTGAACCAGTGGCCGCCCAAGAAGGGCTGCCCGGCCTGCATGAAGGAGTGGCAGTCGCGCCGGGCGTCCCAGCGGGCGTCCAAGCAGGCGTCCAAGCGGACAACGAAGCCGGCTAGCAGGAAAGCTGCGCGCAAGGGCTAGCTGCCATGAACGACTGCAAGGGCAAAGACGAGTACGAGCCCGACCGCGGGCACTGCTATCACACGACGCGTCTGTTCCGCCCCGCACCAGGCGAGCCGTTGAAGCTCGTCTGCTGCTGGTGTGGCGACGTGTTCATGGGCGATGACGTGCCTCAGGAGCACGGACGCTTCGCCTGTTCCCGAGCCTTCAACAGTCGATGAGACAAACAGGAGCCTACATGTCCTCTACCCAACTGACGTCCTTCCCCTTCCGCACGCCCAAGCCGGAGCGCGCTCCGATCATCGGCATGCTCGCCAACAAGCAGCGCGGCGACGCCATCCTCGGGATCGAGATCAACATGATCGCCGGGGAGAAGGTCGAATGGCGCAACTACGGCTCGATGATCCACAGCTACATGCGCGCGCGCGGGCTGCGGATCGTCGCCATCCCGAACGTCGGCTGGCACGTCTGCACCAACCAGGAGCAGGTGCAGATCCACATGACCCGAGACATCCGCGCCATCAGGCGAAGCTACAACCGGCTGAGCAAGCACCTCGCGGGGGTCGACTCGTCGACGCTGAACCGAGCGGAGCAGCACCACGTCCAGGTGTTGCGCAACCACGTCGACAAGGCCAAGTCCATCCACTGGCACGTTCGCCACGACCTCGACAACCCGCCCCCGCTGCCGCCCAAGGGCAAGCGCAAGCACGTCGGCGTCGGCGCCGAGACGAAGAACCAGCCCACGCAGCCGACGGCGCAGGTCTAGGGTCAAGGACACAGCCATGTCGATCTTCTCCAAAGCCTGCAACGAAAACTGGTACGCGAACTACTACTCGACCTTCGGCACCAAGGCACAGTTCCGCGTCATCGTCTGCGGCCACGAGGTCAACCTCGAGCTGCCGAAGACGGCAACGGCGCGCGACCTGCGCAACGCGGCGCTCGACGCGTACGACCCCAGGTGGCGCGACGCCGACGAGAAGATCTGGGAGATCCGCGACAACGACGGCGTCGTCTACAAAGACGACGCGGTCATCGGCGAAGTCAAGTCGCCGGTGTGGTACGCGTCGCCGTCGATCGGGACGGGAGCCTAGGTTCGATGCGCCTGATCTGCATTCGCCACATGCGCTGCGACGACTACGAGGGCGTCACGTACGCCGTCGCGCTCGATGCGAAGACCGACGACGACGTGTCCAACGATGTCGAGGCGGCGCGCGCGGAGCACCTGCAGGCCATCGAGGCGTTCCGTAAAGCGAGCCCGCCGCCGCCATTCGCGTGCAGCGGCATCAACGACTACCCCGACGATATGACGATCGCCGAGGCGAAGCGCGCGCATGACGCGGTCGAGGCTGCGCGCTGGGACTACTCGGCGCTCGAGCGCAAGGCAAAGCAGTCGTTTGGTACACGGCTGCAGAGCAAGGGCTACGTGCTGCTGCAGGACCTCAACGACGGCGAGAACGACGGGCCGCTCGCAGAGCTGATCACCGGGATGCTGTTCGTCGAGGTCTACTGGGGTCACTACCACGGGTACGACTTCGACACGTCGACCACGGACACGGACTGCGTCCCGGGCAAGGACGAGATCGCCAAGATCAACCCGGTGCGGGTGCGCGCAATCAAGGCTGCGCGCGTTGACACCATATGATGAACGTCACTGCGTCAGACTCGGCCTGGCAAGGTGTGGCTGGG